GGGTCGAGTGTGGCGAGTAATCGCAAGCTCAACGAGACTGTGGGCGGGATGAGTATCCTCACGGCGCAGGCGAATCAGGTGAGCGAGTATCAGCTGCGTACCTTTACCGAGACCTGGGTGGAGCCGGTATTGCGGCAACTGGTGATTCTGGAGCAGATGTATGAAACCGATGAGCGGATTCTGGCGCTGGTCGGCAGTCAGGTCGATCTGAAAAAATACGGCCTTAACGAGATCAGTGACGAGCTGATTATGCAGGATACGATTCTCAATGTCGCGGTCGGGGTCGGGGCGACCAATCCCCAGACGCAGATCGAGCGCTTTGCTTTTGGTATGTCGACCTTGGCCGGGATTCTCGGCCCGCAGTTCATGCAGAAGGCCAAGGCGGAGGAGATCGTCAAGGAACTCTTTGGCAAGCTCGGCTACAAGGATGGTAAGCGCTTCTTCGAAATGGGCGATGAAGAGGAACAGGATCCGCGGCTAGCTGAAGCGATGCAGATGATTGAGCAACTCAAAGCGGCACTGGCGGCAAAGAATCCGCCGGAAGTGGTGGCAGCGCAGGTGGCGAAACTGGCCGCAGAGCAGGAACTGCTCAGGGAGAAGGCGATCAATGAGCGGGTGACCGCCCTCTTCTCGGCGATGAATACGGCGCAAGTGGCAGTGCAGACGCCGGGCGTGACCGTGGTGGCCGATTCAATTGCCAAGAGCGCCGGCTTTGTCGATCAGGATGGCGCCGCGATCTACCCGCAGAACGTGCCAGCGCAAGCCATCCCGGAAGCAGCGCAGATGGCAACGAATACCTCTCCGAACTTTCCGGCCCGGCCGGAGCAGGGGATGTTGACGGGGATCGAGTCGGGCCGTCCGGCTGACGTTCAATATAATGATGAATTTGTGGAGTAAAGCGATGCTGCGAACGATCTTTGGCAAAATACACCGCTTGCTGATGGGGAACACTCCCGAGACCGAGGCCAGTCTGGAGCAAGTAATTGTCTTTGGCAGTGAAGCGGAGAGTTTTCTCCGTTCGGATTTGGGGCAGTATCTCCTCGACCGCTCGCAAGACGAAATCAATACGGCGCTACTGGCGCTGCAGGATGTGGAGCCGCGGGCCTACGAAGAGATCCGCAGTCTGCAAAACGTGATTCGCCGTAACCAGGACGTGGAACGCTGGATTGGTGAAGTGATTCAGGCGGGGATCGATGCCCGCAATCTTTTGGCTGGAGAAGAATAGGAGCTTATGACGATGGACGCTATCCGCAAGGACGGGTCAGGTAGTGAAACAGGCGAAGAAGGCGGGGAAGCAACGGACCAGGCGGTCCTCTCTCCTCGCGAACTGATGATGCAGGAGATCAGCGACCAGATTGCCGGCCAGCAAGAAGCTGCGGCTGTGGCAGATGCGGATGCAGCCGCGTCTGTAAATTCACCCCTATTACCGAGCGTGCTGGACGATGATCAGCTCGACAAGGTGATGGTGCGGGTGAAGGTGGACGGCCAGGTGGTTGAACTCCCATTATCGGAAGTGACCAAAGGGTACCAGAAGGATGCGGTGGCGTCCCGCCGGCTGGCGCAAGCGGCCGAAGAGCGCAAGTTGCTGGATGCGGAGAAGATGGCCCTGGCAGAGCAGAAACGGCAGATCGAGACAGCCGGCACACTATCCCTGGAAGACGACGGGGACGTGGATGCGCAGGTGTCGGCGATCATGGCGGGACTGGTCGAAGGGGACGAAGAAGCGGCGAGCAACGCACTGAAGTCGATCTTGAAGGGGCGCCAGAGTGCCACCCCGATCGATGAGGAATCATTGCTGGCCAAGGCAGAAGCGCGGATTGAGCAGAAGAAGATCGAGACAGAGAACGGCAAAGCCTGGCAGGAGTTTGTCGAGTCGAACCCGGCCTTTGGCGATGAAACGAGCAAGCAGCGCCAGTATGGCGATTTTCTGTTTGTCTCGGTGTACGGTCCACAAGTGCAGGCCGGCGAGATCAGCTACCGTGAGGCGCTGAGCAAAGCGGCTGAGGATGTGGCCACGGTCTTTTCACCTCCGGTCAATCCACGTCAATCGAAGATCGACCGCAAAGCGGCGATCGACAACCTGCCGGTGGCGGGGGCGCGCTCGGTGCGCACTGTGCCGGCAGCAGAATCAACGGAAGACATCCTCGCCGAAATGCGGCGGGAACGGGGGCAGCCAGTGTAAGGGCTGCTCCATTTAAGAAACCCACAAACCATTGCGGGAGACCGCCTGGAGGTTGTTATGGCTGGAGTCGTTTGGACCAACAACGAGGGATATCTCTCGGCAAAGAACCTGGACAAAGAGATCCGTCACGCGCTGCGGCCGGAATGCAAGTTCCGTCAGTTTGCCAGCGTCAAGAACGCGGTCGGCAAGAACGCCGGTGAGACCTATCACTGGAACGTTTACAGTAAGGTAGCAACACAGGGGACGGCCCTGGTGGAAACCAACACCATGCCGCAGACCAACTTCACCGTCACCCAGGGGACGATGACAATTACCGAGTACGGCAATTCCGTGCCCTACACCGGTAAGCTCGAAGCCTTGACCGAGCACAACATCAAGGAAATCATCAATTCGGTGATGAAGGAAGACGCCAAGGAAGCGTTTGACGTGGCGATTGAAGCCAAGTTTAACGCCACTCCGCTGCGGGTCGTGCCGACGGCTGGCACGGCGACTGATTCGGTCGTCCTCACCACCAACGGCACCGCCACCGCGACCAACAACGTCGCGCTGGGCAAGAATCACATCAAGGCGATCGTTGACTTGATGAAAGAGCGCAACATTCCTGTGTATCAAGGGAATGATTATGCGTCGATTGCTCGTCCGACAGTGCTGCGCCAGCTCAAGAATGATTTGGAGAGCGTGCACCAGTATGTGCAGCCCGGCTTCCAGATGATTCTCGCGGGTGAGATCGGCCGCTATGAAGGGATGCGCTTCTTTGAGCAGACCAACATCGCTGCCGCTGGCTTCAGTAATGCGAAGTCGGGTTGGGCTTACTTCTTCGGTGGCGATATTGTCGCTGAGGGTGTGGCGGTTCCGGAAGAGATCCGCGCCAAGATCCCGGACGATTACGGCCGTGGTAAGGGCATTGCCTGGTACTACCTCGGCGGCTTCGCCCTGGTGCATGGCTCGGCCGCTCAGGCCCGCGTCCTCAAGTGGGATTCGGCTGCGTAGTGAACGTGGGGCGGGTTGGTGGAAGCTGACCCGCCCCCTTTTTACAGGAGAAGAGTGATGGCAAAGACATTGGATCGGAGCAAGGACTTTGGCGAGATCTTTGGCGGTGGCCGGGAGCGCTTCGAGCAGGGCGGTTGCTATTTTGATGCGACTGGCCAGGAGATTGTAGCGGCAGCACCGAAGACCTTGAGCAAGAAGGAGCAAGCGGCGGAAGAGGCGCGTTTGGTCCGGGAAAAGGAAGAGGCGGAGCTGGCCGCGGCGATTGCGGCTGAAGAAGCGGCAGAAAAGTCGTTGCTGGATGAACAACTCGACGCACAAGCGGAGGTTACCGGCGAATGAGTTGGTCGATTGATGGCGCGCAAGGGTTTGAGGCGCAGAAGATCAAATATCTGCTGCCGAAGTATACCCGCGGCAAGGTCCTGGAGATCGGGCCGGGACTGGAAAAGGCGTTCCCGCACTTTGTCGGCTATGACTCGGGGCACCATTTCGGCCCTGCGCAGCCGTCGGTCGATGTGATCGGCGATGCCGCTGACTTGGGGCAGTTCAAGGATGAATCGTTTGATGCGGTCTTTTCGTCGCACTGCCTGGAACATCTGGACGACATGGCCGCAGCGCTCGGTGAGTGGTGCCGGGTACTGAAGCCCGGCGGTTTCCTTTGCTTGTATGTGCCGAGTGCCAACCTTTACCCGTTGTGCGGGGAGCCAGGGGCGAATCCGGATCACAAGCATGACATCTATCCAGATGACATTGCAACGATGCTTGATGATTCGCCCTTTTGGTTTCAGCAGGTGGAGTGCGAAGAGCGCAACCAAGGGAATGAGTACAGTCTTTTTGAGGTCTACAAGAAACTGACCACCGAGGACGGGACGGACGCGGACTGCGTAACCATCCCGCTCCAACGGAGCCAGGGGAAGAAGACCGCCTGTGTCGTGAGATTCGGAGGTTTTGGCGATATGTTGCAGGCCGCGGGCGTCTTCCCCCAACTCCAGGCGCAAGGCTTTCACGTCACGGTGATGACGACGCCAAAGGGGCAGGAGGTGCTGCAACACGATCCCTTTATTGACGATTGGTACATCGTTGATACCGATCAGGTACCCAACAATGAACTGCATGCCTTCTGGGCAGCGCAGAGTGAGCGCTTTGACCGCTTTATCAATCTCTCGGAATCGATCGAAGGGACGCTGCTGGCCCTGCCGGGGCGGGTGAATCATGCCTGGCCGCATGCGGTGCGCAAGAAACGTCTCAATCTCAACTATCACGAATGGACGGCGGAGCTGGCCGGGGTGGAGTTTAAGCCCTGCGCCCTCTTCTGGCCGACGGATAGCGAGATCGATGCTGCCCAGCAGCTGCTGACCTGGGAGACTCCGACCTTTAACGTGCTGTGGGCGCTGTCGGGCTCATCGATCCATAAGTTTACCCCGCATCAAGATGCAGTGATGGCGCGGATGCTGATCGATATGCCGGAGGTGAGGATTTTCCTTGTTGGCGATCTCGCCTGTCAGTTGCTGGAACAGGGATGGGAAGAGGAGCCCCGGGTGCTCTGCCTGTCGGACAAGCTCTCGATTCGTGAGACGCTGGCCCTGGCACAGCAGGTCGATCTGGTGATCGGCCCGGAGACCGGGGTGCTGAATGCGGTGGGGATGGAGAAGACCCCGCACAAGATTCTCCTCCTTTCCCACTCCTCGGCGAACAACCTCAGCAAGCACTGGCAGCATACGCAGGCCCTGGCGCCGAGCGATTGCGCTTGTTATCCCTGTCACCA